CCCGAAAAAAGGTCCCCCCCCCCTCGCGTGAATGCGTCCGGCATTGGCAAAGCGCCCCAGTAACCCGGCCCACCCAGTTTAGAATGATTTCAAATTGCATCTGGTAGCGCGGATCGAGCGCCTAGTTGCGAGACGTTCGCAAAGATAATGGCTTGACCCATGTAATCCCATGTGGTCCTATGGATTAACGGATGAACACGGAGGTTCACATGTCCAAACGCGAAGCACTCTTTACCGCCATGCGCGGTCGCATTTTCAAAGCCACTTTCACCAAGGCTGACGGATCGATCCGTCAGGCATGGGGCCAGTTGATCGAGGATGACCGGCTGGTCGACCATCCCAACACGGTCACTTTCATCGATTTTGGTCTCGGCAAGCCACGTCGCGCCAAGCTCGATCTGCCCCACGAATTCCGGTCAGGCAAGACCGTTCACAAAGGTTAGGGCTTCGGCCCTACCGTCCGACAGTGTGCACTGTCGCTGATGAGGCCAAAAGGCCGAAACGGTAAACCAGACATGACCACGGAGGTTGATATGTCTATTTCTAGAGTGTTCCTCGATATCGAGGATGTTGTTGAGGTCGAGCTTGAGCGTAAGGACGGCAAGCTTTTCATCTGGTACTGGCATGGCGCGGATCGTGCCATCGGTCATTTTGCGCTACACGGCCAGCCCGAGGTGTTCGTCAAGGATGCCGAAGGTCGCCGCGACATCGAAGACGCCGAGATCGAGGTCGAGGTCGAAGCGGAGTATGTTCCGAAGACCGGACCCGAGACCCGCGCTCGGGTGATCGAGCTTCTCTCGAACACGCGCGAAGGCTACACGGTCGAGCAGCTTGTCACGTTCGTCCCGAACATCACCACCAAGTCGTCTATGTGGACCGTGCTGCACGATCTCCGCAAGACCGGCGTCGATGTCCGTAAAGGACCGTCGCGGTTTGGTGGCAAAGCGCGGGCCTTCTGGATCGCGTCCTAACCGGTTACCTCCGGAGACCGGGCCAGCTTGCGCTGGCCCGGTTTTTCCAACCCAACACGGAGAAGAAGAATGACACAGGAAGATATGATCGAGCTTGCGAAGCAGGCCAAATTCAAGATCGAGTTTATGGCACTCATGCTACTCGCGGATCGTAAGGACATGGCGGCATCCGCCTACGAGGAAGCACTAGCCAACCTCAGGGCAATCATCGGAGAGGAATCATGAGCTTCGATGCATGGTATAAAGAGTGCGACGGGATAGTATCCCGTCGCCTCGGCGTCGGTGTCGAAGACCTGCCCGACGCGCCTTGGCGGGACTATCACGAGGATGGCCTCACGCCGAGCGAAGCCATCGAGTGCGCCAAAGAAGATGCATGGGATGACTACCTAGTCCCCGGCGTCCTGTAACTATCGGCCCCCGGCCTCGAGGCTGGGGGCTTCTCTTTTCCCTGGGCACCGGCGCCGCCTTCATAAGCCGCAGGGCGCAGGGCGCAAGGCCCGCAGGATTATTGTTTTGATTACATGGGATTATGTGGTAGTATTCTAGGACATGGAAAAACACGGAGGTTTATACCATGCTTTCTAACGTCTCAAAAATGCCGGGCAAATCTATATCCCGGTCAGCGTTCCGGTGCGGGGTTGGCAGCAAGCTTGCCGAGGTGCCGGGGTCCGTCTGCTTTGATTGCTACGCGCGCAAGGGCATGTATCGCATGCCGAACGTAGTAAACAAGATGGAAGAGCGCGAAGAGTTCTTTCACGCCATTGATTTTGTCCCGCGCATGATCGCGCTACTGACCCGGACGCGCGCGCCAGAGTTTCGCTGGTTCGATTCCGGAGACGTGGAAGACGTTCGCATGGGGCTGAACATTCTGGACGTATGTGAGGCCACGCCGAACAAGCAACACTGGATTCCGTCGAAGGAATACCAGATCTGGGCCAAGGTTCTGAAGATTCGCAACCTGCCCGACAATGTCACCTTGCGGATCTCTGCCCCAATGGTGGACGGACCGCCGCCCAAGGCATGGCAGAACACCAGCACGGTCACCGCCGGCGATAACATCACGGGCCATGCATGCCCCGCGCCAGAACAAGACGGTAAATGTGGCCCGTGCCGCGCCTGTTGGGATCGGTCGGTCGCCAATGTCACCTATCACAAGCACTAGGAGCTTCCTCCGGGGAACAGGGACGGTCTATAGACCGTCCCTGTTTTTATTCATGCCCGCGCCATCATCATCGGGCGCAGGACGCAGGACGCAGGACCATCGATCATGGGCCGCAGCGCGCAGGGCGCAGGGCGCAGCGCCTATATCACCGCACCATAGGGCCGCAGGACGCAGGACCGAGAGCCGCGAACCGTGCAACTCGGGCGCTAAACCACCGTCAAACAAAAATACAAGGCCGGTCGGCGGCTCGTGGACCAAGAAAAAACTTACACCACCACAGCGGGAATGCCCCAGATGCCAAGCAATCTGGGATTTTGAGATAGAAAAGCGGTCATTGTTGGTAATTTTTAGTTCAGCCCACACCGGCACACCATCCATGCACAGATATACGTCTGGCATCCCCTCACCGGCACGGTTTTCAATCCGCTGGCAATGGGTCTTTTTCGGTAACTTCTGCCTCAATGAGCTCCATAGCTGGCGTTCTGTTCGAGGCATCTTCAACCCTCTTCATATTGTCAAAAGCATGTGGGTGCCGCTTGCGAAGGTCATCGAGTCGGGCAACGATCTCTTCTCGCGACAGTTGGTCAAGCTGGTGGATGTGCTGTTGCTCACGCCGGTCGATGGTCAGGCCACCGAGAGCGGATCGAATCTTCTCAGCGTTGATGGCGGCAGAGAATTGACCAGACTCTTCTGCCCCGCGCGACAGTTCGTCGAGGCGTTTCAGTTGTCCGACAAGAGTGACACCGTATTTCCGCTCCCGCTCTTCCCGCAGTTCTTTGATCAGGTCAGTGACCAGCGGGTAGGACGTACCGTCCAGCAGTTTATAGGCATGTTGCTTGGCGGCGTCGGGCGAGTAGCCAGCCAGCCTAGCGCACTCGGCATTACTGTATCGCCCCTCGACGTAGTACCTAGCAAACTCTCGTTGCCTGTTGGTCAGGCCAGCGGTCTTTTTTGGCAAGGTGAGCCCCCTATAGGTTTTTCTGTGGGTTTTTGTTTTTCGCAGAGCAAAGGGTCGCGCGAGCGGTTTTGCTCGCTATGTAGTGGGACGAACGGTACGAAGTGGGACGGGAATTTGTTAGTAAAAACAACGCTCGTACCACTCGTACCACTCGTACCACCATTTCCCAAAAATTTTTTCAAAAAAGTTTTTCCCACAGAAAAAGCTATAGGAGCTAACACATCTGCATTTTTCTGTTTGCATAACATGGGAAACTGTGGGATAACCTATCTCATGAATTCGGACACCACATGGGATTCCCCACAATAAACCACCAAGGTCCGAGGTTCAAGCTACACGGAGGTAGTAATGAAAAAGCAGAACAACATCATCGAGAGTCTTGAGGCTCGGACCGCTGCACTGGGTGGCGAGTTTCGTGTCCAGCGTTACAAGTACATTCGCGAGGCGTTTGTGGAGATGCGGTTTGGTGACACGAACCTGACGATCAACATTGGCCCGAAGGGTGCGATCAAATACTGCTCGTGGTTCTTCATCGATGCGAGTGGGCAGTGGTCTGTCCATCATGACGAGAAGTGTTTCACCGGCAAGCGCAATGGTGCGGAGATCGGTCGGTTCTTCAACCTGATGCAGAGATATGCAGTGAAGGAGGCAGCGTGATGAACAAGGTAGAGTTTTCGGCGGACACTGGTGCGCCAAGGATCATCATCCAATCGAACCCATCGTGGGATGCGTGGGTGGATATCTGCGAGGCCGTGTGGGTCACGGCCTTGGAGGGTGGGTGCAATTACTGGATGGACTACATCCACATTCGTCATCTGGAGACGAGTGCCCCATACGCGAAGCTGCCGGAGGGCCGGTACTGGAGTCTGAAAGATGGTGGCGACATCATCAAGAACTTCAGCATCGTGGTTCACCACAACGCTGACGATTGGGGGTCCGGCGAGTCCGAGGTCACCGAGGCCAAGTCATTCGATGTGGTCACGGTTGGTATCAACAATCTGCCGCCGGAGATCAAGCTGTCGATCATGAATCCATACACCTGTGACATCGACGCCGAGATTGCGGACCAGATCGTGCAGACAGGTTTGTTCGGGAGTGCGGTCTATGGCTAAACACGGAAGTCCCGAGGACCGAGGTTCGGCGGACAGGTATTATGGTCGGCGGTACAACCCGCACTGGCACTGGTACAGCGATCATGGCTGTCAGACTGTGGAGTCCGAACACATGACCGTCGAGGAGATTGGTGAATACAACAAAGGTTGGCACGGCGAGACAGGCGAGAAGGTCTGGTTCGAGCCGAAGCCACAGATGGAGGACTATTGATATGGCAGCGAGAATCATTGAGGCCGAGTACCATGTGCAGGCCACACACTTCTGGGAGATCAAGCACATCGAGGGGTGGCCGGTTGATGCCGAGGGTCAGCCGCGTGAGATCGAAACGGCACATGACTTCTACATCAAGTGGGGGCTGCTGCATGTGCAGTGGCACAAGGACGGTCACAGGTTTGAGTACGAGCCGACTGCCGAGGAAAATGGTGACGGCATGGACTACAAGTGGCCTGACGCCGAGTACATCGATGGGGAGTTGGTGACATGAGGTATTACGCAAAAGAACAGGTGCTGGATGCCGAGGGCAAGCACGTTTCAGATCGACTGACACCTGTGTGCAGTTCGATTGCCCGGCTGGAGAAGAGGTTGTTGCGGCATCGCGAGACCTTTCCGCTAGAGGAAGGCCAGCGGTTTGCGGGGAGGGTATATGTCTACGCCGCCAAGCGATACAGTGCCGCCGCGCACGGTGTCTACGAGATTGTGGACGGCAAGCTGAAGCGGCTCCGGAACAGTTCCCTTTGGAATTCTTTCGTGGACCCCGAGACGATGGACAGGGACCACACATATCCGAGTGTAGTGAACCACTATGAGGAGGCAGACAATGGGTAAGGTAAGCGATTGGCTGATTGGCATGCAAGAGGATGCCACATGGATGAGCCGAGATTCGTGGGCCGCGAAGCACGGTGCGACGAATCTGCGAGTCTATGACGAGGTGCAAGAGGACATGACAGGTCAGCGTTCTCCGACGCCTGAGATGTTGCAGGAACAGATCAACAAGTTAGAGGAGATATTCGGTGGCAAAGGTTGACGACTACCAAGGCGTCGAGTGTGACTGGTGTGGACATACATGCTGGGAGCACACGACATTTTTCGGGGACATCCGTTGCGACGAGTGTGCCTATGAAGACGAAACCTACAGAAGGGAGATTCTAGGTGACTAAAAAAGACAAACGAGTGACGCGCGACATGCGTCTGACGATGCTGAAGATTCACAACGATCTGAAGGATATCAAGAACACCATCGAGGAATGCAATGACATCTGGCTGTCTGATCTACAGAAGCTGAATAAGATCATTCACACATTGCACCACGAGTTCGAGTTCAAGGCGCCCAAGGAGGGGCATGGGTATTGGTCGGACTGGGTGTTCGCCGAGGATGTAAAAGAGGAGGACGAACCCGAGGAGACGATGCAGTGAAGGTCGTCTGGGTTCTGTTGCTAGTCACAGGGTATGGTGTCGATGAATTCGACACCAAATCCCTTGGCGGCTACGATACCATGGCACAATGCTATCTGGCATCGACTCAAATCTTTTGGGAGAACATGCCGATAAACCAAGAAGCGTTGTGCATCAGAGTGGAGTACATGGACAATGACAGTGACGATTGAAGAAGGTGACGGCACGATGCAGCGGCGTTTGGACTTGGGTCTATGCCCGAAGTGTCGGACAGCCTTGGACCCTGGACCGGCGACCGTGTGCCGATGTTGTGGATTACATATCGGCGGTGTACTGGACCCCCATGGTTGTACACCGTTGATCGATCCTGAGACGGTAATCAGCATGACAGGAGCGTTGAGATGATTGCAGAAGAAAATCAACCGAGAATCACCAGCCGCGCCAAGAGGTCTTTCGGCGCAGGCATGATGACGCAGTGGTGGTTCAAGAACTCTGTGTACCATGACCCATCAGTCATTGATCCAGACTTTGACACATGGGTCTGGGGGGAGGCTCCGATAGACCCGACGTTTTGTGAGGAGCCGTACCGTGGTCCGATATACAACATCAGCGGACCATCGAGCGTGAACGGTCGCATACCACGCACCCCAGAGTATTTCAGGAAGCGCGAACAAGAACTTAGGGCAAACATAAAGAGAATGAATCGCCGTAACAGGATGCAAAAACTTTTTGACATGGAGTTCCCTAAATAACGGAAGGAATCAGTAGTGGGTGGAATTGCAAATTATGGGATTATCCAGTGCCATCAGGTAACATGTGATGGATGTGGTGATCGAGCGGATGTGACATGGAAGCGGGGGCACTTGTGTGTACCGTGCTATTTCAAGGAGGTTGGTTATGAACCAAACAGAGTTAATGCCAGAGGCAAAAACCGAGCAAAGCATGGAGTGGAGCACCGCCGTTCAGGTAATCGACTGGTGCGTTAGCGAGATGCTCGATAAGATTCACGAGTGGCCCGAGGATTATGGTCCGGGCAGGGCTGACGAGGTCATGGAAGCCTGGGAACGTATTTTAAGAGGTTAGGATGGAAGCGATCATCGCAACAGTATCATTCTGTGTAATGGCAAGCATGCCACCGGAGTGTGGCTACATTGAAGACGAACGAGGGCCGTATAAAACTGTGGAGCAGTGTGAGGTTCGCATAGACGAGATGTTCGGCTTGTTGCGTATTATGTTTCCGCCCCACCTGATAAAGGCCGAGGGTAAATGTTTTAGAGTTGTGGGAGAACAATTGTGAAACCCCGTGATCCAAACTGGAGGGCTATCCGGCGCCACAACGTAGTACCGGACAAGCGCGATAAGTTAATTGAAGAGATTCACAACAATATGCTCCGCGACACGCAAGACCGGTGCCCCCGCTGCGGTGGTTCGGGCAAGGTCGAGGTTCACGGACATTATCAATGCGCTGCATGTGCCAGCGTGATCGACGACTGCTGCCAAGGAGAGTGTGCAACATGACCGACAACATACTGAGTTTCCCCATCAACCGAGTCGAGAAGGCCCGTGCTCCGGTGCCTGACGTATGCGCGACAGCAGCCGAGAACTTCGAGGAGATCATCATTCTCGGGCAGAACAAGGAAGGTGCCGTACAAATGATCACCACGGTTCATGATCCGGCGGAAATCTTCTGGTATTTCGAGGCCGCGCGGTTCGGTATCATGCTGGGTGCGACAGACGAATGAAGTTCAATTACAAAACGGAGCCGTACGCGCACCAGCACGAGGCATTGGTCCGTAGCTACGACAAGCGTAACTATGCCTACTTTATGGAGATGGGTTGTGGGAAATCAAAGGTACTTATTGACAACATCGTGTGGCTCTTCGAGGAGGGTCGAATTGACACGGCGGTTATTGTTGCGCCGAAGGGTGTTTACCGCAACTGGGAAACGTCGGAGATTCCAATTCATTTCCCCGAGAATATTCCGCACGAGATTTATGTATGGAATCCGAGTCCCAACAAGTCACAAGCAGAAAGACTCAAAGCCGGTCTTCAAGAGCGTGGCGTCCTCCGCATACTACTGGCAAACGTGGAAGGGTTTGCGACTAAGAAGCTACCAGCTTATGTGGATAGGTTCATTCAAGGCAGGCAAAGCCTACTTGCTGTTGATGAGTCCACTACTATCAAGAACCCCAAGGCCAAGCGCACTAAGAACTTGGTCATCCTCGGTTCGAAGGCGGCATATAAAAGAATCCTAACAGGATCGCCTGTCACCAAATCACCGCTCGACCTCTATGCTCAGTGCGGATTCATGGACAAGCGGCTTCTGGGGTTCGACTCGTATTACTCGTTTCAGGGACGGTACGCGATCACTCGCACACAGCGTATGGGATCGCACTCATTCAATCAGGTCGTGGGCTACCGGAATCTTGAAGAGCTATCGAACAAGCTACTGACGTTCTCGTATCGCGTGACAAAGGACGAGGCGCTGGACCTACCGGAGAAGATATACACCACCCGGCGGGTGATGCTGACGAAGGAACAGATCGAGTATTACCACTCGCTGAAGAAGGCTGCTATCGCGATTCTCGACAACGGTGAGCTAGTCTCGGCGCCGGCTGCTATGACGCAGCTTATCAGGCTCCAGCAGTTACTGTGCGGTCATCTGGTAACCGACGACGGAGAACTGGTGGAGGTGCCAAGCTATCGGATCGACGCACTCATGGAGTGTATCGAGGAGATGGATGGCAAGGTCATAATTTGGTCACGATTCCGATACGACATCCGCAAGATCGAGGCTGCGTTGAAGAAGAAGTACGGACCCGAGAGCACGGTCACGTACTTCGGTGACACCACCAGCGACCAACGCGAAGAGGCGAAGAAGCAGTTCCAAGAAGGTGATGTTAGATTCTTTGTCGGCAACCCGCAGACCGCAGGCATGGGCCTGACGCTACACGCGGCGACCAACGTGATCTATTACGCCAACGACTTCAACCTCGAGAGTCGGGTGCAATCAGAGGATCGAGCGCATCGGATTGGTCAGCATCATCCGGTTCTGTATGTGGATCTGATGGTCCCGCAGACGATTGATGTTCACATTGTGAAGACGTTGCAGAAGAAGATCGAGTTGTCGGCTGCTGCTTTGGGTGAAGAAGTCCGGAAATGGTTGGAACTTTCCCCCCGCCGAACCGACGATTAGAGGCTTTGCCGATGATCGCTTGGTGTTGCACTGTCATGGAGGCGTAGAGTTGATGCGGGTACAAGGCGCAAGACCCAGTTTCGAGGTCCACGTACAGAAGACGTATACCCATTTTCCGCTGCTTTTGTTTCAGCTTGCGCGAGATGTAGGTTCCGTTCTCTCGCTTGCTGGCCTTCTTGACATCAAACAGGTGCATCTGGCCGTCAGGTGCAAGGGCGATAAGGTCAATCGGACCCTGCGCCATCACTGGCTGGTAGACATAACACCCCTGTGCCACGAGCCAGGCCGCAGCAATCAGTTCAGCTTGGGATCCATCTCGGATCCTGTGATCAACTCCCATTGAATACTTGACTTTCCCGACTTATGTGGGGTAAGTCTCCATCAGTTCACGAATAAAATCAAGGAGAAGAGCGTGGATACGACGAAGTACAAATCAGTTGCCGTTCCCATCGATGTTCACAAGAAGCTACAGAAACTAGCCAAGGAAAGCGAAAGAAGTGTTGGTCGTCAGATAGCGCACATGATTAAGATACACGAGCAAAAGAAAGTCGCTTGACCCAAAAAGTTTGCCGGTGTATCACACTGGCCGCAGCCCGCGCTTACCTCCGTGGGCAGGGCTGCACCAACACCCGAAGGGGTTAAACTTTGTACCTGAAGGAGAGAGAGATGAGCGATGTGTTCTCGCTATTCGAAGAAGAGGCAGTCAACGCCGACAAGTTTGACAAGGTGCAGAAGGAGGGGGCAAGTGACCTCTCCAACATGATCCGTCGGTCGCTCGAGATCGACAAGCAGATCGCAGATGCAGAACAGTTTCTGAAAGATCTGAAATACAAAAAGCGCAAAATCAACGAAGAAGACATTCCGATGCTCATGGAGGAGATGGGCATGGACAGTGTCACCGTGGACGGTAACAAGGTTACGCTGCGGCAGTTCGTTCATGCGCGAATCGCAGATGACAAGCGTGAAGAAGCGTTCAGTTATCTGCGTTCCATTGGCGAGGCTGACATCATCAAGAATGATGTGACTGTCTCGTTCTCAGCAGGACAAGACAACATGGCTGGCTCGGTGGTCGATGACCTCCGGCAACAGTACGGTCTTGAGCCGTCGCAAAAGACCCATGTCCACGCATCCACCCTGAAGGCGTGGGTCAAAAACAGAATCGAAGCCGGCAAGGAGTTGGACTTCGACACATTTGGGGTTTTCGTTGGCACAGAAGCCAAGATTTCAAGGAGCTAAAAATGGCTGGTACAGCAGTAGCAGATAAGAAGCAGACCGCACCCGCAGAGATTTTTGCCGACATGGCAGAGTTCGCTGGCGAGGGCATGGATTCAATCGGCACCGAGGATATGCAGATTCCGTTCTTGCGGATTCTTCAGCCTCTGTCGCCAGAGGTGCAGAAGGGTGACGCCAAGTTCATCAAGGGCGCATCCGCAGGTGATCTGTTCAACACCGTTACTCAGCAGGTCTGGGACGGAGAGGATGGCGTTGTGGTTATTCCGTGTGGGTACACCGTCAAGTATCTCGAGTTCGGCTTGCGCGAGGCAGGCGGTGGATTCTTCGGTGAGTTGGATGTTAACTCTCCGGACATCAAGAACACCACCCGCAACGGTGCGTGGGAGATTTTGCCATCGGGTAACGAGCTTGTCCGCTCGGCACAGCACCTCGTGCTGATTGTCGATATCAAGACCGGCCAGACTCAACAGGCAATCTGTGACATGAAGAAGACACAGTTGAAGGTGTCTCGTCGCTGGAATACGCAGATGCGTATGGTGCAGTACGAAGGCCCGAACGGACCGTTCAACCCGCCGATGTGGGGCACCGCCTGGAAACTGACCGTGGTCTCGGAGAGCAATGACAAGGGCACGTGGTACAACTACGTCGTGTCCCGTGTCGAGCCAACCGAAGTACCGAGTTCCGCGTTTCACGCTGCGAAAGAATTCTTCCAGTCTTTCCGGTCCGGTGACGTACAGACACAGGCTGGAACACAAGACGAGATGAACAAGCAGTCAAAGGCTGCATCCAGCAACGCGGACGACGATATCCCATTCTAATCCACCGGGACTTTGACCGTGGTACAGGGGGCTGCGGAAAGATCAACAGGTCCGGTGGGTGTGCTTCTCCGCACATAGATATTGCTTGTTGATTACCCCCTGCCTTTTTTTATGGGGGCAGGTATGAACCTAGCAGAACGGTTCATGGCTGCGTTTGAAGGATTCAGCGCAGCACATGGACAGACACAAATATCAGAAGAACGTCGAGCCGGTAAGCAGAAGGCGAAGTCTTTCATTGTACGCCAACCGCTCACGCTCGAACTTATCGAAGGGCATCTTGCCGGCGACAAGGGTGTTGGCTCGATCCCGATTAAAGAAAACAACAAGTGCTCCTTCGGAGCACTCGACATCGATCAGTATCCGCTCGACCTTGCAGCGATAGACAAGAGGCTACAAGACAATGACATTCCCGCTGTGGTCTGCCGTTCGAAATCAGGTGGCGCACATATCTTCTTCTTTTTCACAGAGGAGATCGGTGCTGGCGAGTTCCGTGACAAGGCGGGTGAGATCAGTGCCTTTCTTGGCTACGGTGGTTGCGAAGTGTTTCCAAAGCAGGAGCAGCTTCTGGTCGAGCGTGGTGATGTTGGTAACTTTATCAACCTTCCGTACTTTGATTCGGAACAAACGCTCCGTTACGCAGTTAAGGAAGATGGCGATGAGGCGGAGATCGAGGAGTTCCTAGAGCTTGTCGAAGCGCGGCGGTGTACTCCAGAGGCTTTCGTTACACTGTCTCTTGGGCGCAGTCTCGACGAGTTCATGGAATACCCACCGTGTATGCAGAGTATGTTCTCTGACGGCGTGCCGGAAGGGACGCGGAACATCGTGATGTTCGGCACGGCTATCGCCTGTAAAAAGGAGCAGCCGGAGAACTGGAAGTCCCGACTCGAAGAGATCAACATCGCGCACGTGCAGCCTCCGCTGCCTGCGTCTGAGATCGTCATCATCCAGCAGCAGCACGAGAAGAAAGAGTATGGCTACCTGTGCCAGCAGGAGCCGTTCAAGTCACGCTGTAACAAAGCTCTATGTAAAACAAAGCAGTTTGGTATCGGTGGGGGTAGTGCCTCCGCTGACATCACTGGCCTGTGCGTGGTCAAGTCGGAGCCTCCGGTCTGGTTCTGCGACGTTGACGGTAAGCGCGTGGAGTTGATTACCGAGGAGCTACAGACACCGCAGAAGTTTCAGAAGGCATGTATGGAACAGATCCACCTAATGCCACCGATGATGAAGCTGGGTGACTGGCAGGCTATGGTCACGGTACTGATGTCCGACATGAGCGAGATCGAGGTGCCGGAGGAACTGACATACAAGGGTCAGTTCATGGACTTCCTCGAAGAGTTCTGCACCGGCAGGGTTCAAGCTGCGAGTCCCGAGGAACTAGCACTGGGCAAGCCGTGGACCGATGACGGACTGACCTACTTCCGTATCGAGTCCCTGATCAAGTACCTGCGTAACAACCGCTTCGACACCTACAGCCGGGGTCAGATTCAGGAGCGCCTGAAAGAACTGAATCCAGACGGTAGCGCATCTGGGCAAAAGAGGTTCAAGGGTTCAGACAACCAGTGGAAATCTATCCGCGTCTGGCACATACCTGCTTTTAGTCCCGAGGTCGAAGCTCCGGACATCGACATACAAGGAGAGGAGGTTCCGTTCTGATGGAAAAGGCAATCTTTGGCCCACCGGGCACAGGCAAGACAACCACCCTCCTCAACATCGTGGACGAGGCGCTGCAAGGCGGCATGGATCCGACACGGATTGCGTTTGTTTCGTTTAGCCGCAAGGCAGCAGACGAGGCACTGGCTCGTGCAAAAGAGAAGTTCGGCTACGACGAGAAGCAGCTTGTCTGGTTCCGCACCCTGCACTCGATGGCGTTTCGGTATCTGGGACTGACGACAACAGACGTGATGAAGGGCGCTGACTACAACGACCTTGGCAAGGCGCTCGGACTCGAGTTCCGGTCACACGCTGCACTGAAGATGGAAGACGGTCCGATGTTTGTTACTGGTGTCGGTGGGGATGCGTACATCAACATCATCAGCAAGGCACGGGCAGCAGAGATCCCTGCCGAGAAAGAATACGACATGTCTGCCCACTGGAGCATGAGCAGGCAGCAACTGCGGCTGGTTGAGAGTGCGCTGGCACGGTACAAGGACGTACACGACAAGGTGGACTTCGTCGATATGATCGAGCAGTTCATCCTCGGCGGCGAAGGCCCGAACCTCGACCTGCTGATTGTGGACGAGGCGCAAGACCTGACACCGTTGCAGTGGCGCATGATCCGAGAGGTTCTAGTTCCACGGTCCAAGGTCGTCTATTACGCGGGCGACGATGACCAGTGCATCTATTCGTGGATGGGTGTGGATGTGAAGGACTTCATGAACGCATCTGAGAACGTCACCGTTCTGGACAGATCGTACCGTCTCCCCAAGCCGATCTACGATGTGGCTCAGAGCATCATCCGTCGTGTAGCAGTGCGACAAGATAAAAGCTGGGATCCGAACGATCACGCTGGCACCGTCAAGTTCCATCATGATATCATGAACGTGGACCTGCGAACTGGCGAGTGGCTTATCCTTGGCCGTACGAATCACATCGTTAACAAAATCGCCTCTGACCTCAAGGACCAAGGCTTCGTGTTTTGGCGTGAGGGTTCGGGTTGGTCCATCTCCCCGAAAACTCTGAACGCGCTGGAGGTATGGATCCGATTATGCAGAGGCGAAAAATTTACCCCAATGGAAATGAAGACTTTTGGCTCGTACTTGAGGAAGGAAGTTATCAACCGCCAGGGGAAAAAACGCTTCAACAATTTAGACCCAGAGATCGCTTACTCTCTCGACGAACTTGTCGAGAACTGCAACATGCTCGTATCGCGCGAGATGCACTGGACCAAAGTGCTGCGGGCGTCGGAGAAGGAGGCACTGTACATAGCCTCCATCCGGAGGAGCGGCGAGAGGATTCTGGGGGATGCGAAGCCGAGGATCCGTCTCTCGACGATTCACAAAGCAAAAGGTGGCGAGGCGGATAACGTCCTCCTCCTCACCGAAACCACAAAGACCTGTGAGAAGAACGATCCGGACGACGAGGCACGGGTGTTTTATGTCGGCGCCACTCGCGCCCGGCAGAACCTGCACGTCGTTGAATCCGGCAAAGTGAGGTATGCAATATGAAGAACAGAGAAGACTTCCTGCGTGAAGCAGAAGAACTAATCAACGGTCCGAGGGCCGAGGACTACGGTCCGGCGCTGTTGAACCACGAGCGGATTGCCACGATCTGGAGCGTCCTGCTTCGTTCCAAGTTACTGGACAAGATCACGCCGACAGAGGTGACGGCTATGATGATCGGCCTGAAGCTGGCCCGACTTGCCGAGGACATGCACAAGGACGATTCGTGGGTAGACATCATCGGCTACGCAGCACTCGGAGGAGAGATTTCGTACGATGGCAAAGACACACCAGTTTGACATATTCGATGCGGAAGAACTCAAGCGCGTAGCAGCGTCAGGGGTTGAGGGCACGTGGTCACCGCCATCGAGCTTCCCTGACCTGACGAGATTTGACCGCATCGCTATTGACCTCGAGACTCGAGACCCGAACCTGATAAGGCTCGGCCCCGGTTGGTGCCGCGACGACGGCTACGTCATCGGCTACGCTGTCGCGGCTGGGGATTTTGTGGGGTATTATCCCGTACGTCATGAAGGCGGTGGGAATATCTCGGAGAAGAAGGTCGTCAACTGGCTGCAAAAACAGTTAGCCACGCCGCACATCGACAAGATTATGCACAATGCGCTGTACGATCTGGGCTGGCTACGCTGGGCGGGCATCGAAGTGCAGGGCCGGGTGATCGATACGATGGTGGCGGCGCCTCTGCTCGACGAGAACCGCCGGTACTACAATCTGAACAGCCTGGCTCGTGACTATCTAAGCGAGTTTAAGAACGAGAAGCTGCTGCGTCAGGCGGCAGAGGTGTTCGGTGTAGACCCCAAGTCTGGCATGTGGCAACTGCCTAGCCAGTTTGTAGGCCCGTACGCGGAGCAGGATGCTGCGGTTACTTTGCGCCTGTGGGATCGACTGGAACAGGAATTGCGTGACGACGAGTGCACCGGCATATTTGAACTGGAGTCGTCACTTACTCCGCTGCTGCTGGACATGAAACAGACTGGCGTCCGTGTTGATATTGACCGCGCCGAGCAGGTGAAGAAGGAACTGAAGTCTCGCGAGAACGTACTACTTAAAGAAATAAAGGCAGAGACCGGCGTCCTTGTGGAGCCATGGGTTGCCACATCTATAGCAAAGGCGTTCGACGCGCTTGGGCTGACGTACGAAAGGACAGAGAAGTCTAATGCTCCCGCCTTTACAAAAGCATTTCTTGCGAATCACGAGCATCCTGTCGCGCAGAAGGTCGTACGCCTTCGCGAGTTTAACAAAGCCAACACGACATTTATTGAAACCATTCTTGAACATTCGCATAACGGTCGTATCCATTGTGATTTTCACCCTCTTCGTTCAGATGAAGGGGGCACAGTTACCGGACGATTTTCTTCGTCCAACCCGAATCTCCAGCAAATCCCGGCGCGTGACCCAGAAATAAAGAAGATGATCCGTGGCCTCTTTATACCAGAAGAGGGGCACAAGTGGGGATCTTTCGATTACGCCTCGCAAGAGCCAAGGTGGCTGGCCCACTATTGCGCGTCCCTGAAGGATCCGCATCCGATGATCGCCGAGGTTGTCGAGGAGTATCGCGGGGGCAGTGCCGACTTCCACCAGAAGGTAGCGGACCTTGCTGGGATCAGCCGCAAGGAAGCCAAGACCGTGAATCTCGGAATCATGTATGGCATGGGCAAGAAGAAGCTGGCCGGTGTCATGGACATCGAGGTGGACGAGGCGACCGAACTGCTGGGCAAGTACCACGACAAGGTGCCGTTCGTGAAAGGCATGGCAGATCTTGCCATGCGTCAGGCAGAGAAGAACGGATTCATTCGCACTGCTCTGGGACGCAAGTGCCGGTTCAATATGTGGGAGCCAAAGATGTTCGGATACCACAAGCCTCTCCCACTTGAAGAAGCTGCCAAGGAATATGGCGGTCGTGGGGCAATCAGGCCGGCCTTCACATACAAGGCACTGAACAAGCTGATCCAAGGTTCGAGTGCCGACCAGACCAAGAAGGCCATGGCCGTGTGCTATTCAGAAGGATTCACACCAATCCTGACGGTGCATGACGAATTGTGTTTTAACGTGAACTCTGATGAACAGGCTGCGCGGATCAGTGAAATAATGTCAACTTGCGTGAAGGGGCTGAAGGTTCCCTTCGATGTGGACACCGAGCTTGGCGACAACTGGGGTGAGGTGGGATGATTGTACGGTTATCGTTGTCTGAGATGCTGCTGGCTGTCCAAATTGCTGGGCAGCAGCAAGTTCAAAACCTAAAACAAGGACGACAAGCACGATACGGCGCACCGAAAGACTTCGGCTCTGCTGTCGGTATTTGTCTAACAGGAATTCTGGGGGAAATGGCTACGGCCAAAGCTCTCGATAAATTTTGGTCGGGTAACGTAGGACAGCACGGAACAACAGATGTGGGAGGACAGCACGGTGTCGAGGTGAGGTCCAGAACAGAGACCGGCAGGAATCTTATTCTGCATCCACGGGATTCGGACGATAAAAAATATGTTGTCGCAGTAACGCAAAACGCCCCTGACATTCATCTTGTTGGTTGGTGCTATGGGAGAGACGGCAAGAAACAGGAGTTTTGGCAGGAATTCACTGGACGCCCCTGCTTCTTTGTTCCAGACGAAGCTCTTCAGCCAATAGAGAAGATACTAGAAAAAAGGGAGAAGAAGTGATGCAAAACTGTTTTGCTTGTGGCGGAAAATTAATCTGGGGCGGTGATCACGACATTGAAGACGACGAGGACTATTTCATCGTCTCTAACCTGTCATGCCCTGAGTGTAAGGCGTTCTATCTTATGTATCACCCAACGCCGCCATCCGATGAGACAAACGAGACGCCCGATTCGGGGTCTGTTTAGCCCACTTCGAGTCCAACATCTGACGGCTGGCCTCGCGCCAGTCCCTAGAATCGACCGCCGCCTTCATTTTTTTGAAGCCAGACAGCCGAGGACGGCCTAGTTGAAAGCACATGTTCGCAATGATCAATTGTGCCTCTTCTGGCAAGTCGTTGAAATCACTGTACAATAATTCGCAATCTCGTACAGTTCGTTGCACATCGTCGTGGAATAGGTCATCGACGTGCTCCTGAGAGACCTCTGAGCCTACTTCGAAGCCGTAAAGCTCGTCATCTTCGGTGATTAGGTGCCCAATTCCGACGGTGGGGTAGCCGAGATGGTCCAAATAGATCTCGAGCTTGCATCCTTCGTCGGCGGCTAGTTCGATCTGTAGCTGTTCTAGGTTCATGGGATCCTCGTTACATACAAAGGTCTTCGTAGCGGGTGGTATACCGCCGATGTTGACTCAGATCAGCAGCACGAACAGGACGTAATAGGTTACGCAGCCAGCGGATCATCACACAGTCCTCTGCGCGATGGACAGGTTCTTCAGAACGTCGATGGGGTTACCACCAAGAAGCGCCGGATCAGGCGCTGCCGTCTGAGTAGGTACGGGGGCCGCTGTCGCCGCCGGAGGAACAGCGCCAGTGGGAGAAATAGCCCCCGTATTCGGTGTCGGCGTTGCCGCCGAAAGATCCAAGGTCCGAGTTTCGCGGTCCTCGGACGGAGGTTCAACAGGCTCTTCGATCAGATCACGGCCCATGAACTCACGTTGTATGCGATTCAGTTGGCGCATTGGTAGACGCGCGATCTTCCGCGCTTGTCCTTGCACCGCCGTCTCCGCCCAAACGTCTCGGAACGTCTGACCACTAATCGTCACCGGGCGGAACTTGCCCCTCATCAGGTAAGCTGCTTCCTGTTTACCGACCTTAGCTTCACGAAGTGCGCGATAAACCTCAATTCGCCTCTTGTTCCTTGGAACTCCAGCCGACTCCATCACGTCCAGCGCCCCTTTAATCTTCTGATGCATTTGTTGCTGCGCGCGGAAGGCATCTAAGTTGGCGTTTGTGTATGCTTGCAGAACATCCTCAACAGTACTGTCGTTTGCCTTGGCTACACGAGTGAATGAACCGGTCGCCTGTGAGCGCAGATCAGTGAAGTCATACCCCTCAAACGTGAGAGAGTCAAAGAGGTTGCCCTGTTGCGGGCGGATACCAGTTAGAAACGACAGAGCTTCCTGATCTGCGGGCAACACCCTGCCGAGACGATCCGGGTCACCTGTCGCTGCTCGAGTCAAACGACCGGGGACCAAGCCTCCGGGCTTGATGTCAAAGAAGAGACGTGTGACTTCCGGGTTGAAGCCGCCGAGAATGTGGAACATGCTCTTCTGGAGCTTGGTTCCCTGATCATTTACGTCATCCCAAATCCGCGCGCCTGTCGCTGTCTTGCCCCCACGACCAAAGTAGTCAGACGGCAGCGCATCCATAACCCGCTCGGCAACCAAAGATTCTCCAGCAAAAGGCTCCATCAGAGAGGTGAACGCTGCCCACGCCCCGGCGGTGATTCTCTGCACGTCACCCTGCCCAAGTTCTCCCTTTTGGCTCATCACCTCAAGAGCCTCACGGGCCGGAGCAATGACAAAGTCAAACGGCATCATGTAGCTGAGATCGGCAAAAATGAAATCTCCCTTGGCGTTAGGCTTTCCGATCACGGCGACCTGATGTCCTGCCATGTAGTAGGGCAGAGCAAACTTCTTGATGTTGTCGAGATCTTGCTCCGTCATTTTGTTGGCCAACAAGCTACCCTTGACGATGGCTGTCGGGACAACACCAGCAGAAGCGACGTAGCTGGCAATTCGGTTTGCGCCAATCGCACGGATCTCACGCTCGAGACGACGTGCGCCTGCCTCGCCAACCTCCTGCACTAGATCATCCGACGCCTTGAAGGCCATGTCCTTCAGGCCACGATTCAAGATGTTCGTGCTGTTACGAATGACTTCGGCGGGGAAGGCTACGAAGTTACCAGCCACAGGGATACGACGAATGCCCTTGATGATCTCAGGAACCCGAGAGTATGTGGGCATGGTCTCTTTGACAATGTCACCTGACAAAACATTCAAGAAGCCGTGCCGAGCAACAAGAGCCGAGGACTGAGGACCAAGGCCCGAGTTCACAAGACCTTGTGCTACACCGCCGCTGATCTCATCCGCGTTGATGCCGGCTGCACGAAGCGCAGCCCCGTACTTGCCGTGCTCTCCGATAAATCCGACGGTCTTCCAATAGGTGTCGGTGTCGGCGTACATCTTCTGAGCAAACTGGATACCCGGCATCTTCGACAAGAGGCTTCCCGCCGAGTGCGCCAGCTTCTCGGTCTTCATGCCCGAGGCTTCGCGAAGCAGGTTCTTGTATTCCTCGACGGCCAGGTTTTCGTCCCGTAGACCAAGATCGCCAATCATGCCATGAAAGCGATCAAAGTCCTCGGTGCTCTGACCTCCGACCTTGCCGTATGCCAACTTCAGAGCTTCGTCCAACTCCACGTGACGCGGGATGTTGCCGTTGGCTCCGACCATGAAGGTTCCGCTGATGAAGTTACGGATCTGACCGACAGGGTTCAGGACGGTCTTGCCCATCTGAGACACGCCCTTCGCCAGAAGCGAAGCTGACAACAACTCGTTTACAATGTTCGACGACCGAACTGGCTGTGTGAGCGCGTTGTAGAGTTCTTTTTGAACAAAGTCGCCGGACAGAGCGCCGTACTTACCTGCGTAGATTGTTTTCTTGGCGGCATCTCCGGTGCGGCGGTCGCCCAACTTTACATACCCCGCCTGCTTCAAAAGCTGCTCGTTGGCATTTTCTCCAGAAACAACAAGCGGGCGCGGGCCCTTAAAGCCGTTTGCGATAAACGCATCTAACTGCGGCAAAGCCTCATCAGCGGATGTGCGGTAGCTGGTAGCCACTGCCTGATAAAAATCGTTGGCTGTGATGGTCTTGGCAAGATCACCAACCGTCGTCAGGAACAGCTTTCGAGGGTCGCGGATCTCACCCATAAGCTCACGAATCTCAGGAACCTTGTTCAGGAACTTGGCCCGCTGCGAAAACATATCTTCCGCAATAGTGATAAGCGGGCGACGGTCAGCGGTTTCGACCACCTCGTCATAGCCGCGCTTGGCAAGCTCCATTGTGGCTTCAGGACTCAGGCGTGGATCCACCTGCTTACCACGCAGCAGTGTTTGGTTGATGGTTTCCGTGGCTTCCTTCGCTGCCTCTTCAGGCTCCATGCCTCCGCGAATCAGCATCTCGGTGTACTTCTTCACACCGGATCGGTACTTCGGGTTCTCTGTGAGAGCGCGGGCCTGCGCCGGATCAATGACAAAAGCCTGCTCGTACAAGCGGCGGAGATAAGCGCCCCTGTTCCGCTCAATGTCCTTAATCGCCTGCGTTGCCAATTCCGCGTTGATGTCACCGCTGTCGATACCAACCCGCAGGCTCTGAACAGCCATGTCGGACAGGCGGTCGATCTGCCCGCGCATTTTAGTACCGAGGTTCACGACCTCCGTGCCGTAGTCCGCCAGTGCGTCCTTATCTCCTTCGAGAAACATCAGCAAGTCGTCATATGATTTTTGCACACCGGGCTTGGTCTTCGCAAAGATGCCCTGCTTCTTCACAACCTTGCGGGCAGCGTTGTCAAAGCCAGTGAGAAGTTCTTCAGCCAGCCGGGCTTCCTGCTGCGAGATACCTTTGACCGCTGTAAATTCTTCATACAACTGCTGGTTCACGCCACCCGAAGGAGTGAAGTATCTGCTCAGACCACCCTTAAAAACTTTTTCGTCGATCTGCCTTCCGATAAACTCGAAACCATCGCTGATGCCACCAGCCACAGCAGGCATGCCGGGCACCATACTGAGACCGCGTGTTGCCAACCCGACCGCAGGTAGAACACCCTCGGCTGCAAGACCTACGACAGAGGCTTCGACACCAATCTTGAACTTGTTGGACAGGGTCTGAGCCGCTGCGTCACGACCAAGCAGGCCGCTTTCGTCCACGGTTCGAAGCTCTTCGGGGAGTACGGTAAAGGTGTCGGCAAGTGTGCCTGTACCATCCGGGGCAACAATCATCTCGGCTGCGCCGCCCGCCAAACTGGTTGTTGCGGCAAGCCTGGCCCTGCGGCTGAAGTTGCTTGTAGGTGCAGACAGCAGTGCTTTTCCCGCCGCAGATTCGCCAAACTTGGTGGCTGTGCGAGTAAAAGCAGAACCGGCGGGGGCAACTGCCATCTTGTTGGCTACAGAAGAGGCGCGTCCCATCCAGCCCGCCACAGGAATGAACGCCGTGGCGAAGGTGGTGATACCTTCTACGGTCTGCCCCGCTGCGGTTTCAGGAGTCAGGCCCAGATAATTTTTCCCAGACTCGAAAAAGTTGGTGACCTCGGGGCGGAAGTTTGTCCCGACAGTGTAGTCGATGATCGCAGCACCGGTTTCAGAGATACCTTGCGGTAGGCCAACAAGACCAGCACCTACACCCTGCGCGATATCTCCCGCAATGTTTACATCTTCTTCCGCCACGGTGACTTACTCACTTGTTTCTGCGGGAGCGTTCAGCGTTGTGAAGGAGTCATTCAGGACTCGAGCAATTTCCATGAGCTTTTCTGTGTCGAGATTACCATCTTCGTCAGAGAAAGACTCAAGAGCCATTGGATCCTTCATTATGTTTCCAAGAACTCCACCAAAAACGGTCATCACGGGATCCGTTTTACCCGCTTTCTGCATCTGCACGTAGCTTGCGTAAAGCTCGTCGTCACCAGAAATAGCTTCTATCACCCGAAGCTGATCAGGCTTAAGATCTAGCTGATCCTGTTTTAGCTTAATGTTTGCGTCGAACTGCCTGATTCCTTCGTCCAGTCGAGTTTGCGCGAGTTTCTCGTTCGAGGAAATCTGCGCCAGCACATTTGATTTAGCGGCGGCGAGTTCTTTGTCTCGCAGTTCGACCGCCCGCTTGTGCGCCTTCTCTGCTTCTTCGCCACGAAGATCGGCGCCGTATCCTGTGATAGCCACCTGACGACCAAAGGCGCGATCTGCTTGAAGCTCTTGGAAGCTGCGATCTTCTTGCTTTTCGCGGCGTTCAAGTGCTGTCTTTGCCACAAGACTCTTAATGGCCTTGTCCTCGGCAGCGACCTCTCGGGACTCTTCGCCCACAGCCTCACCGTATTTTTGCAAGCCAGCCGCAGCACCCTTGGCGATGTTGGTCATCGCATTATCGCTTTCGCCAGCGGCAATCATGAGACCAGTCATCATCAGATTATAGTTGGCGTCCGTACGAACGTCCTTGGCGCGATCTTCACCAAAGAACTCCTTCAGTACGGCGTACTCTTTTTCAAGGCTGTCGATGCCAAGAACCTCATTGGTCTTTTCGCGCTTTTTAGCCTCTGATAGATTCCCGCTTTGAATGTCGGTGACCTTGTTAGTAACAGCCTTACCAACAGGCGCGGCTCTCTGATTGCGCTCCATGTCAGAAAGACCGGCAGTGGGATCAAGCTGTTCGACAATCTCTGGCGTGATAACCTTCTGAGCCTCCGGCTCCTTGGCGGGACGCTTTGGCTTCGGTGTCGGAACCATCATTCCCGAAACATCTTCTTCCGGTTTTTCCGCAGGTGGGGATGAAGGCGCAGACGACGCAGGCGCAGAAATTGTTTCAAAACTTCCCTGCATTTCAAGAAAATCATCATCGCCCATAAGAACGTCAGAGCCTGCTGTGCTGGGCATTGCACGAGCCCGTTTGTCTGGATCCATGTACGGATCACCCATTGCCAAACGAAGCTCTTGTTCCTGACGACGCGCTGCGCCAAGTTCTGTTTCCTGCGGGGTAAATGCAGAAACGATCCCTCGAGTCATCGCCGCATCTGCTCCGGCAAGGGAGTCGAGTGCAGAACCGGTGACTCCTCTTACGGCGGTATCCGTCGCCGTAAGGGCGCCTTGGATCGGTGTCTTTCTTTCTTCCGTTCCAAACATCAGGCGATCTAAGCCCGTGTCTTTATAAATTGTGCCAACCGGAACGCCCGGAGCACTAGAAGGCACAGGCATACCGAAATACTCGAGAGGATACTGAATGCCGCGCATGATCTGCGCTGGATCAAACAGACGATTTCTGGTGTTCACCGCCGCTCCCGTCTGCGCCCGCATCGGCTGACCCTGTGCCACAGCCTTCTGCGCTGCCGTCATCAACGGAGCAGAAGAGGCCAAGATCCCAGTTGCACGTCTCGCGGCTCGTGGATCACGGAACATTCTACGGTTCATGGGGTTCATCAGGCTCTCCCGAAGTTGAACAGGTTACCAAAGCCCCGCGCTTCACCAGCAGCACCCAGACCAGCAATACCGAGACCAAGAAGTTGAGACGTGGCGCTCGGACCGGGGGTCGTGGTTGTGGAGGTCGTCTGTTGCAGAGCCGGAACACCACGGAAGATGTCGGACAGGAAGCCAAGCTGCTGGAACGGAAGCTGCTGCTGTGCAAGGACGTTTTGCTGACCGATGTTGAGACCGGTCTGTGCCTGCTGCTGTTGCAGCCCACCAATACCAAGAAGCGTGTTGATGTCCTGCGTCCCCATTGCTTGACCCAACTGGCCAAGACCGGCAACTCCCTGAGACAAGGCTCCACCAAGTTGCGCCTGCCTCAACTGTTGCTGCGCTGCGTCCTGCGCTAACTTCGAGGCTTGCGAGAATCCTGCGCTGCGAAGACGCTCTCCAGTCCGAGCCTGTTGCTCAAGAACATTCCTGCCAAGTTCACCCTGCACAACAGCGGCCCGGCTTCCGCCAAATGCGCCCTGACCAACAGCCCGAGCATTTGCTGCCTGCTCTTGTATCTGACCTTGGCGACCAATGTCTGCCTGCGCCCGCTGAACTACGTCCTCAAGATACGGATCCATATACTCTTTGTAAGCATTTGGATCCATGCCTGCACCGGCTGCGGTCTGCATTGCGCCGGTCAGGCCAGCTTGAGCCTGCTGCAAGAAAGGTTGGTAGGCACCCACACCAGAAAGAGCAGAAGAGATAGCTTGCTGTTGACCTTCGGAAAGCGCCGCCTGCTCTGCTGGAGCAAACGGCATCGTCAGGCCAAGACCGCTATCTGCCGTGGGGTTTCCTTCGGCGTCAAGAACAACGGGCTTAAAGAGACCTTGAGCCGAGGTCAGCAGGTTTGCCAGATACTGTTCTTGGAACTCGGGAAGACGAGCTACTTGTTCTACAGTTTGTGTTGCCATTATGCCTGGGCCTCCAGTTCGGCCATCATATCATACATGCGGGCAGCGCCGATATCCCTATCTCCACCACCTGCACCACGGACAGCCGCTGCTGTTATTACAAATTCCCCATCAGACAGACGGGCGGGCACGGAATCAGAAGTGCCGGTCCCCGGACCGGTGACCTCGCCTCCATGCATGTAGTTGAAGTCAGAAATCTCGCGACGATAATCTGCCAGATCCTCTGGATCATTCAGTTGGTACACATCACCAGTCTCACGCGACCGAGCAGTAAAGTCAAACATCTCACCTTTCGGGAATGGGCGGCGCTCTCCCCCTTCTTCCTCTTCTTCTGTCTGGCCGAGCAAGGCCAGAGATCCGAGGCCCAGACCGGCTGTGAGCATTTTGTTCTCACTGGCAAAATCACCGAGAGTGCTAAGAATACCCTTGTTCTCCAGACCCGTAGATTGCCCGATCTTACCGGAAACTGAATATGTATCGGTGGGCACTCGAGCAGCGGCTGTAGGTATCGGGCCTCGCGGCAAGAAGCCGCCGGAGCCAGCCGGCCTGAATCCCGCTGATTGTGCGCCATACCCTAACGCCCCGCCAATAAGTGCTGTCTTCATGGCGTCATCTACATCCTGACCAGCAACCAAGCCTCCGATACCAGAGCCAATACCAGCGCCCATCGGACCACCCAGACCAAAACCAACAACGCCGCCAATGACCGGCGCGGCGTCTTTGATAGCATCCGTTAATTTATTAAAGATTCCCATCAAGTCACCACTTTTACAGTGCCGCTATCATTATACAGAGCACCGGTTTCTAGTCCAGTCGCGCTGGTCGGCAGGTTTGTCAGAGTCAGCTTCGTGCCGCGCATTTCGCCGGGTGTTCTTTCTTGCGAGATGAATATCTCCAAAGCTCGAAGCAAGTCCGCCATGTACTGCGAATCGTAATCTTCGGGCGCCTCCGGGAGTCGGGGTGGTGGGTTTTGTACCTGTGCCACTATTGTCTCCCGTCAGGCCGCAGATCAACGCGCGGACTTCCTAGCTTCCACTTCGTCCCAAGAGCCGTACTCTCCACACGAACTGCGAAAGCCCTGCCTCTTGAACGAAGGTGTAACTGTTCTGTAAATGTCTCGACATCTCCTGATATCGAACCAATCGCGGTTCCAGCATCCGTGTTGTCGAATGATGCGCCGGGGAATCGACGAGACTTTACTGTAAACACAGCTTGTGGGCTACTTAAATTAGTAGACCCCAAGAATGTCAGGTCAGGAATAACGCGCCTGATATACGTGAACTTGTCACCATCACCGATGTCGATAGCAGCAGACTCGATAAACGAAGTCATAGCTGACCCGTCATCGTCGAAGCCAATCTCGTGGTTAAAGATGTACTGACTGCCAGCAGCCAAAGGGTTGGCCCGCGTTCCACGGTCCAACCATGCTGTTCTAGCTAGACTACCAAAGTACCAAACCTTTTCGCCGTAGTTATATATGACGTACTTGTCGTTTTCCGTGGATGATGCAGATGGATAGAACCAGAATATCTCGCTAAATTCTGAGTTGATACCCGAGGTGACCTTGTCAGATTCCGCAATGTTGAAATCACCAAACACCTTCTGCCTCACACTGCATGGAAGCTGCTGTGTGCGGCCAGCGTAGACATAGAAATTATCTATACCCATCCAATACACAACATCCTCTGTCGCTACGGCTGCATTCGGACCCATGATCGTGATGTTCGAGGCAAGCTGTGACAGGCCAAAGGTAAAGGGTGGCCCGATGAACCGCAGAGAAAATAGGGCCGTATCGGTCCAAACAAGGATCTCACGTTTTGTTTCAACCGCCTGGACAAAGGTGGACCCTGATCCAAGCCGCAAGTCTCCAGCAGTGTTTGTTGTAAGTGGATACCAAGTGACTGGATCTTCTTGTGACGAAAACCGGATCAATAGTGGATCTTGTACGCCGTCACCCTGCGTATCGGATGCTCCCCCCAAGCCGTCACAACCGAAAGCCAAGACATGTCTGTCTTGATCAGAAACCAAAACCTGCTTGGCTATGGTCGGCACACTTCGCTTTGTGCCTGTCCGTGTGGATAATTCGACGGCGCGGGTGGATAGATTGTTAGTGCGATCCCAATAGAAGATGCCACCATCTCGTGCGTTGATCAGCAAGTCTTCGCCAAAGTTGTCATGCGACCACAGGCGAATCTGCGTTGTAGTTGTCAGACCGCCCGATGCCGCATCACCCCAACCAAAGTAATCGTTTGCTGCACTTGCATTGCCAGATATCAAGGTCACGGTAGCGCCGTCAGCATGTGTCGATGCTTCTGTACCGGACTGCGCCCGTGTCACTGTCAGGTCATTGGTCGATACGTTGGTGACTTTCAGTATTTCGTTGTCAATCAGGATCAGATCGTTGTTGGCTATGCCTGTACCGCTGGTAACCGTAAGTGTTGTATCAGAGTCAGAGAACGTGCCGCCCTCGTTGATCGTGGTTTCAAGTGCGCCTGCCGCTACACCACCGTACAAACCCGCACCCCAGCCTGTGCCACCGACAGTCGAGTCCAGACCGACGTTGATCTGATATGTGCCAACGGTGCTTGATCCACCATTACCTGTGTCGGACGAGTTGGCTGCGACACTGGCAGTAATGGTATAACTGTTGGCGTTGACGATGCTGACGATCTGATATTCTATGTTCAAGACTGCGGCAGTGATGTTACCGCCCAATGATGCCGCGCCAGAAAATGTGACGAAATCATTTTCGACAGCGCCATGTCCCGTTTCTGAAACGGTGATCGTTGTGCTGCCATTTGTGGCTGCAAAAGTTACATCGCCGGACCCCGTGGTCAAACGTATAGGCGTAATGTCGTTAAACGATCCGCCCTCTTCGATGTAATATTTCAGATGTGTGCCGACGCCAAGGTAGTTCGACCCGTCGAGTGCGATCCAGTTATGCAGCGCACGAGCGGAACCGAGATAGGTGGACGAGCTAAACTTTTCCCAGCCGCCCAGCTTTTCAGGGTATCCAAACCGAAACCGTATCTTGTCACAGTCACGCCAGCCACCTTCGTTAGAATACGACGTGACCTCTTGGTTTATGCCGGGACGGAATTGTAGCTTCGTTAGTGGCATGTCTGTCTCTAAGCCCCCGGTGTACCGGGTGCGTTGAAAATATTCATGTTGATCGTACCAGAGGCGGGAACATTTGTATTGAATGTGCCGGTTACCGCTGGGTGCGACCACGACCAAGAGTTAGATGACTGATTGTCTGCGGTTTTGACTTCGCCATTTGTGAAGGTGCTGTCGTTTCCCCACGGCGAAGATGTCAGGTTGAGCGTCTGCCCCGTGTTGTTTGTGAGCGTCATGTCATAAACCCGTGTCAGTCTAGGATAACTAAAAACAGGATTTGCATTTCCCGACCCCGACATGGTCAAAGAGTCACCGTCATTCACAGTTCCCGTAACCGTCGAACCAACCGTAGCCAGTATCTGAATACCACCACGAAACAAACTAGCTTGTCCCTCATCCGTGTTATTATTGGTTAAAGATATTGTGACGGTTGATCCTCCGGCAGATCCAGTGTCAATCGTAAAGCTCACATCGCCAGCACCTGTGATTGTGCTGCTTGTGCTGTCGTTTGAAACTACCGCTGCAACGCTTCCGCTTGTTGCACTCGTGGTTCCGCTGTCAGAATTGGATGCCACTACAGTTGCCGTGGAAGGAACCTCTGATCCACCGCGATAATACTCCGACATGGATATAGGATTCGATCCGCCGTAGAAGGTCTGAACTTCAGAAAGCGAGATCGCGTTTCCTGCGCCACCATCAACACCCATTTATACCTCCTATATGCTACCGAAGGCTGTCACGTCGCCTGTGACCTTGAGGTTGCCACTGGTATCTAACTCCATCTTGGCAGTGCCTGCATATGAAATGACAAGTTTGTTAGACGAGACAGAGAACACCCAGTCGTTAGAGCTATTGTCTAGCGTGAACGTATCACCTTGTACCGTGCCGGTAACATCAACACCCACTGATGTGGTCTCAATCTTTTTGCTGTCATTGTGATAAAGTTCGACAGCACCGCCATCGACAAACTTTGCCATTTCGTGACCATCAGCACCGTCAATGTTCAACGTGCCTAACGTGGTGATGTGACCGTCTGTGCCATCCCAATACACAGAAACATCATCACCGGCACCAAACTTCAGTCTGTTAACCTCTGCACCGGAGCTATCTGGAAATTCAATGTTGTTGCCGTTGGTAGCAAGTACGCCACCAAGCTGTGGCGTGGTATCATCAGCTACTTCCGGTATGAAGCTGGCTTTTTGTACCGCCGCGCCACTGCCAGCACCGTCAGCGAAAATCCACGCCGTCTCGCCGTTTAGAATAGATACGTCGCTGCCAGAGCCTTGTGTAAAGGTGGCCGTCTGACCAGAACCGTTCTTAACCAAGTACACCTTGTCTTGATCATTCGGGCTGATGGTAATCGTGTTGGTGCCGGATGGAGATCCAGCAAGCACCAGAACCTTGTGACCGCCGTCAGACAACGTCCCGTCCGTGGTGGTCAGTGTGGTCGTTGTACCCGACAGAGACAGAGACAGAACACCGTTGATGGCACGATCAATGATGTCGAAGTTCGAGTTGGTCGTCGCACCCCAAGTACCTGCCTGTTCACCAGATCCGGGTTTCTCAATGCCTATATTAGCTGTGTATGAAGATGCCATTTAGTTCACCACTTCTGTCCATGTTTCTGCCGTGCTGCCAGCATTGATCTCGGTCCAAGTATCACCAGTATGGGTGATCTCTGTCCACGTCTCGGCAGTCTCCCCGGCGTTAACTTCCACGAACTTAATATCACCGCTTGTGGATTGTACCACCAAGAACTCAATATCAGAAGACCCACTAGCAATTCGTGTTCCAACGGTGCTTTGCGTCAGGTTGCTGCTTAATGTGCCGGTGGTTGCAAGTCTGATTCGTGTGCCTGCCGATGTCTGCGTCAGGTTGGTACTAAGGTTACCCGGCACACCTACCATGATACCGCTTGCCACTGATGCCTGACTGCTTATGCCTGTCATCTCTGACGAGCCAGAAGCTATATGTATGCCTGCCGTCGTCTGTGTGGCGTTAAAAGAAAGCGAACTTACGCCGGTCCTTACAATGCCTTGCGTGGCAGCAAAAGGCTCTTGTGCAAAGGCGGCAGTCGCAAACATCAGTCAGCGTCCGCTATGGTCAAGGTACCGGCGGCGACCTGTCGCTGGATTTCGTCGTAGTGGCGGTTGGCTGGGTCAAGGGGTACGGACAGATTTTCTCCGTCAATAACGGCATTGATGGAAGCGTTCTGCCCCGATACTTGACCAAGCACATATTGTGCAGATGTGATGTTCATTTCGTCCATAATTACAACTCCGCATCAAAAGCAATAAAGGATGTTTGGTTGTTGTTTGACATCAACTGAACTGCCTGACCAGTGGTAAGGCCGCTAGACACATTAGCGTCAATGCCAACAAGGTCAGGACCAGAGCCGTCGCCACTAATGGCAGGGGTAATACTGCAAGTTGTATTCCCAGCGGGTTGTGCTAGGGCATAATCAGAGGCTGTTCCTGTCGTGCCTATGCTGGGCGTGGCCCTCATTTTAACAGGTAAGTGGTAAGTTCCTGCGCTGCCTGTTGTGCTAGTAGCACGGTGATTGTTGTACCGTAGATAATTACCATTAGCGTTAGCTGAATCTAGTCGATGATAATACCTCTGACACCTAGCCAACTCATCGCCAAACGACCGATGCTCAAACGGCGTGGCCTGTTCTCCAAGTTCAAGCTGGACTCCGGAAAATCTTAACGTCGCTGAACTTGTGGCAAATATATTGGTAGATGTTGATAGGTGGTTCTTGTAGCCATCCTCCCAAGTGTTAGCAGCAGAAGCCCTTGCAGTGCCGGAAGAGCCACCAATAGATGCTAAAGCAACATATGCCCCCACCAAGTTGTCCGTTCTCCAAGTGCCGCTGGTGTCACCTGCGAATGTTAGCGTTTTCCTTTCCCAAGTGTTGGCAGAATTAACTGTCCAGTTTTGAACAATAGACCTAGTTATCGGACTGCCATTGAACAGCGCACAAGAAAAGTCCCCCGTAACACTGCTCTTAACATAAAATGAAATCGTAACAGTCTGGGCGTTTGAGGTGCCAAAAGAAAGCTGGGCTGTGTTGTGACCTTCAATAGACTGCTCTATCGGCACTGATATATCACTACCATAAGACGATTGAGTTGTAGTAACTGCAAGTTTGTAACAATGACTGAACCCTTCCAAGTCGGTAATGTCTTCTTGAGAAACATCGTAACGTGCGGTTCCGTTATTGTAACCTCTGAAGCGGTCAACGCCGTAGCCATAACCACCCACAGGTTGACCTGTTGCATTTCTCTGGTCAACAACCATCGCACCGTTAATGACAAGGTTCCTGTTCGACAACGCCGTCTGCGAACCAATCAGTGCGGCGAGTTCTGCTGCCTTACTCATGCGAGGTCTCCCATCCAAGAAACACAGTTTGCAAGACCGTCAGTCTGATTTGCAGATGATGCGTGATAGCTAACCAATCGTGTTGAACCAGTCTTAAATGCGTTAGTGTATGTAGCTGTGTACCCAGAAATATTAAAGTCTTCATTTGGGTCGTCGCCACGCTGACCACCTGCGGTAAAGCAATAGTCTGTATTGCCCATGCTACTGGTAAAGTTAGTCTCAAAATCTCCAGTTGCATGGTCTGTTACAGATGCAATATTCAGTGAATCACGAGTGCTATTACCACTGTGTTGTTTGTTGTTCACCCACGACTTTGCACTACCCCCTGCAACAAAGCTGGTGGCAATGCTGTTGTTCCCGCTGGCATCCTTCAGGGTGTTTACTCGCAGTTCACTAGCCATTATGCGAGGTCTCCCAAGACTGCTGCATCATTATAGTCACGGTCTAGGGCTATAAAATTATTGATAGACGTAACATACCCCTGATGCACTCTGTATAAAGATGAGGTTCTAGGCGTCAGGTTGTCATACACCTGCATAGCGACCAATCCTGTGTCTGCGCTTTCTTTATCTCCCGATTGTGCGAAGGCAGAATAGGTGGCGTTATTCATATTATTTGTCAGCGTAAAAGAAGTATCACCTGTTCCGTTATCTGTAAGGCTAGAATTGTTAAAACTACCTAGCACAGATGTTGAACTGTCCGTATCAAAATTACACCGATGTTTTACCAACCCCTGCTGCAACGACTGCGTAGCTGCGCCACCCTCGCTGGTAATCGTGATATCACCTGCGCTGGTTACACCCTGCATGCTATC